CAGGACTATCGCAAATTTGCCGACGATTTAGGCCTAACGCCAAAGAGCCGCAAAAAATTAGACGTGCAGAAAAAGAAAGAAGTTACCAGCAGCGTGCTTGCGCTACGCAAAAAAGCCATTTAACACCAGGTGGAACTTTGGGACTCCTATATTCAAGAAATCATATCCGGCAAACGTTTAGCCGGTGAACTTGAACGCCTTTGTGTCGAGCGGTTTTTGCATGTGGTAAAAAACGACCGCTATTATTTTGACAAAGTGGAAGTGGAAGACAAGCTTCATGCAGTCAGCCTATTCAAGCACACCAAAGGCAGCTTTAAAGGTGTTCCTTTCAATATCCTTCCCTGGCAGGCCTTTTTTTGGGCTTATATCTTTGGCCTGAAATACAAAGACGACAATTACCGCGTTGTTAGGGAAGTGCTACTTTGTATGGCCAAAAAAGGCGGCAAATCCGAAGTTGGCGGCGCAACTGGCGTGCTGATGACTTTCTTTGATGGCGAACAAGGTGCTGAATGTTATTCAGCCGCCAATTCAAGCGATCAGGCAGAATTTAGCTGGAACGCAGGAGCAACCATCTGCAAACAGCTAATCAACGATGATGAAGGCTTTGCAGAAATATGCCGCGTTTATGATAGCGTAAACAATCGTCGAATCTTAGACGTAGAATCAGGCTCTTTTTTCAAAACAATTGCAGCCGAAAACAAAACCCTTGACGGTGTTAATCCGCACTTTGCCCTGATAGACGAATTTCACGAAGCGCGCGACGATGGCATTCCGAAAAACTTGCGTTCGGGGATGGTGCAAAGAACCCAGCCGCTTTTGATGTACGTAACAACGCGCGGCTTTAATCCGTTAGGTGAACTTGCAAAATTGGAGCGAAAGCACATCGGCCTGCTTCGCAACCAATTCAAAGACGACAGCTCCATGTCCCTGATTTTTGCTCTTGACGAACCCGATGAAGCACAACTTCGGAAAGATTGGGGCAAACCTGTTGAAGAAATTGATAAAACCTATTGGGGTAAATCTAACCCTGGCCTTCCGATTGCACCAAGCGTGCGAGGCCTTGAAAGCATGTACACCGATGCGATAAACGAAGGTATATCAGCCCAGACCAACGTAATGGTCAAAAATTTTAATATCTGGGTTCGCCAATCAAAGGCCTGGATTGCTATTCAGCACTGGAACAAATGCAGAGGTGAAATCAACCGCGCAAACTTTGCAGGCCGGGTTTGCTTTGGCTCTTTTGACCTTTCCAGCAAATGGGACTTAACCGCGTTTGGCTTGCTTTTCCCGCCTACTGATGCAGACGATAAATTCACGTTTTTTTGCAACTACTATTGCCCTGAGGATGGCATCGAAATCCGATCTAAGCGCGACAAAGTGCCATACCAAGAATGGGTAAAAGCCGGCAACTTAATTGCTACACCAGGCAACGTAATCGACTACGACTATATTCGTCAAGATATCCATGCAGCACATGCGGCCTATAAACTGCAAGCCGTTTATTATGACCCAATGTTTGCAACCGAAACAGCAACCAAGCTCGAAGAAGAAGCAATCAAATGCACGCAAATGCGGCAAACCCAGTTCAAATTCAATGAACCCATCCTAAAACTCGAAGAACTAATCTTATCAGGCCAAATAAACAAAGGCGAAGACCCGATTCTGGATTGGATGTTCGAAAACGTCGCCATACGCCGAAACAGTACAGGCCTTGTAGCTTTTGACAAAGACAAATCAAACGAAAAAATAGACGGCATGGTCGTGCTGGCCATGTGCATGGCTGCATATATAGATGCTTTGAAATCCGAAGAAGAAAGCGTATATTTGAAGCGCGATTTCCTGTTCATGTAAGCCGCTTTGTCCATGCCGCACCCACTTCAAACCAACGAGCAATATTTTGGCCTTGTTGCAGAATTGCAGCATGACTGCGATATTACGCAGGAAAAAGCCTGGGCAATCGTGGAAGCAATCCGCGTGCAGGATGGACTCGAACCACGCTGCACAACATACGACAGCTTTCGCACAATAAAAAAACGCTATATGCAAGCTGGTGGCAGCATAGAGCGTTTTGAATGGAAAGAATTGAGTGAGTAAGCGCAATAATGTTTTAAACCCATTTATCGATTTGATTTTTTGCTGCCGAAAGAGTTTTGAAAGTTTTTACTAAGTTCGAGCTATAATTAGAGTAAAATGCAGAAAATGTTCCGTCTGTGTTTTCGATAATGATTCTGTTTTTGTAAATAATTTCGTTTTTCATGACTTTTTGTTTTTGTTGTTATTAATGATACAAAGATATACGATATATACACGCTAAGCAAGTATTTGACCAATTTTAACAAAACCTTAACACTTTCAAAAATTTGTGAACACGCGCGCGCGTAAATGCCTGTAATTTGCAGCCAAATTCTCGTTAATGGGCTTTTGGGACAATTTGCGCGGGCTTTTCACGACAACGCAAGTGCAGGAACCTGCACCACAAAGCGCGCAACCTGAAACGCCGCAACCTCAACGCGTCGCGTTCCAGCCGACAGACGAGTTTTTTGATAAGCTAACCGAAAAGCCAAATGCAGCAGGCGTTGTTACCACGCCGGACACTATTCTCACTATCACCGCGTTTTGGCGTGCTATCAACATCATTGCAGGCGTTATCGGCTCGCTACCCTTTGACGTTTACCGACTCGAAGAAACCAAGCGTACCAAGCTATACAACCACCCTGTTTCACGCCTGATTCGCCGCGCTCCTAATCCCTACGTTTCAAAGTTCGATTTTTTTCAGACGATGATTCTGCACCTCTACGTGCATGGCAACTTTTACGCGCTTATTAATCGCAACACCGTTACCGGCTACCCTGTGCAGCTCACAATCCTGGAGCCTCAAAACGTCAAAATTGATATCAACGCAAGAAACGAAGTCGTTTACGAATATCATCGCGACCGAGGCGTAAAAATCCGTTACGCATACGACCGCGTCATTCATATTTCAGGCCTTGCTTGGGATTCGCTTCACGGCCTTTCAATTTTGGACACTTTCAAAGACGTGTTCGGCACTGCAATTGCCAACCAAGAATACCTGAGCAGTTTCTACAAAAACGGCGCGCACGTTTCAGGCGTTGTTTCCGTTCCGACTGCTTTATCAGATGATGCCTACAAGCGATTATCTCAAAGCTGGTCAGCACGTTATGGCGGCGTGAAAAACATGGGCAAAACGGCAATTTTAGAGCAAGGTGCGGAATACAAGCGCACGGGGCTGAATCCCAACGAAGCGGGTTCAATGGATGCCAAAAAAATGACTGTTGCCGACATCGCGCGCATTACAGGCGTTCCTCAGTTCCTGCTTGAAGACCTTGACCGCGCAACGTTCAACAATATCGAACATCTTGGACTGCTTTTTGTAACCTATACCATCCTGCCGCTTTGCCAAAACATCAGCGCAGAATTATCCCGAAAACTGCTACTTGAACGCGAGCAGGACAATCACGAAATCGAGCCCGACCTGCACATCCTGATGCGTGCCGACACCGAAAATCGCGCAAAGCTTATTGAAAGCCTGATGAAATGGGGCATCATCAACCGCGATGAAGCGCGCGCGATGGAAGGGCTCAATCCAATTGAGGATGGCAGCGGGAAAGCATACTACGTGCCGATGAACATGATGGATCCAACAAAGCCGCAACCCGAACCAGCGCCAGCACCGCGCCAAATGCCTGAAGATGACGAGGATGATTCAAACGACCAAAACGACGACAAAAATGACGCATAAATATTTCAAAGTTGCAACAAGTGCCGACGGCGAAGCAGGAGAGCTTTTCTTGTATGGCTATATCGGTCAGGAAAAATGGTGGGAAGATGACCCAACCGAAAGCCTGACTGATATTGCCGTTGTCCAAGCAATCCGAGAACTGGAAGGCAAATACAAGCGCATCAACGTCCGCATCAATTCACCAGGTGGAAGCGTCATGCATGGTGACCCAATAATTACCGCGCTTCGCCAATCATCTGCCGAAATCCATACCTACAATGACGGCATCGCGGCCTCAATGGCTGCCGACATTTGGATGGTCGGTAAATACCGGCACATGGCGACGCACTCAAAGCTGATGATTCATGCTACATCCGCAATCGCAATCGGCACGGCGCAAGACATGATGGATGCCGCCGCTATGCTGGAAAAATTCGACCAAACATCCATCGCCTCTATGGCTTTGGCTACCGGAATGGATGAGGATGACATCAAAAAACAGTTCTACGACTATAAAGACCACTGGCTCACCGCACGCGATGCAAAAAATATGGGCATCATTGAAAAAGTGGAAGATTACACCGTGAACGCGCCAACGCAAGCGGTTGAGGGCATGAGCTTCCGGCAACTTTTGGCCTTTGCCCATCGCGTGGACTTTCCGACTGAAACAAAGCAAGATGACAACGTAAACACGACAATACACGACGATTTAACCTGGCGTTTCGACTATTTGGAGAAGCGCAGTTCATTAACCAACAAAATCATTAAAAAATGAGAACTGAAAAGCAGCTCTTGGAGTTACGCGCTCAGGTTTACACCCAGCAGCGCGAACTCCTTGAAAGGGCAAAAGGCGAAGGCCGCGCACTGAATGCAGACGAGCAAGCAAGTTGGGACAAGGCAGAAAACGATTACAACGCGTTCACGCGTGAAATCGAAATGACGCGCAACCTTGCTGAGCGTGAAGCACAAAGCCGCGCTTTTGAACAGCAAGCACCCGCACTTGCTAAATCTGAAAAAGAAATCCGGAAAGCAGAAGCCGAGCGCTGGTATCGTACCCTGATTTCAGGCGACGGTGTTTCGTTCCAGCAGGCTCTTGCACTTGCGAACGGCGCACAACGTGCATCTACTTCTTCGTCTGGTGATGGCCTCTACGTCATGCCGGAAGAGTTCATCAGCACCTTAGAGCTGACAATGAAGCGTTTCGGCGGTATGTTGCAGGCGTCGTACATCCACCGCTCCGCAACTGGCAACCCGATGCGCTGGCCGACGCACGACAATACCGCGCAAACAGGCAATTGGGTAGCAGAACCGCGCTCACAGGCAATCACACCGCGCGGCCTTACTTTTGACCGTAAGTCTTTCGAAGCTCACACCTGGTACGACATTATCGGTCTCGATTGGGAATTTATTCAAGACGAAGAAGTAGGCCTTGTTGGCCGCATCATTGCCGAACTTATCGGCGAAGCTGCAGGTCGTGCATTGAACAAAGCCTACACCGACGGCGACGGATCAGGCAAGCCTACAGGCATCCTTGACACAAGCGGTGGCGCAAGCGTTGGCAAAGAAACTGCCGCAAACAACGCCATTACCAAGGCCGAAATTACCGACCTTGTCCACAGCGTTGATCCTGCATATCGTACCACAGCCGCGTTCATGTTTAGCGACAACATCCTGAGCTACCTCAAAAAATTGGACTACGGCAATACCGACACCGTGCCGATGTGGATGCCTTCTTTCCGTGAGGGCGAACCCGACCGGATTTTGGGCTTCCCATACGTGATTAACCAAGATTTCCCGACGTTCGCAGCAGGCGCAAAAGCAATCGCTTTCGGTGATTGGTCAAAGTACGTCATCCGTCAGGTTCGCGACGTGAGCGTGCTTCGCCTTGACCAAACCTATGCCGACCTGATGCAAACCGCATTCTTGGGCTGG